AGCTTTAGTGGTTGGGTTACCAAAAGAAACAGTACAATCACAAACTGATACTTTTGAATGGTTACAAAAATATTGGTTGCCAAATCAAAGTACATTAACTTGGGGATTAGAAATTCCTGCGCCAGGTAGTACGTCATTAAAACCCAGTAAAATGTCAATGGATTTACCAAAGTACGGATACAAAATGCAAGGCATGGAAGCTGCTGACAAAAATTGGGGCGATTTTCACACCCTTTATAATAACACCATTGCATGGGAAAATGAAAATTTTACTCATATCACTGCTAAAGAAATGGCTAATGAATTTTTCATGAATGTTAAAGAAACAAATTTAATTAATAATTTTGGTTTAAGTCAGCTTTTGCTCTCGCCCGAAGAAGCTATTGAAAAGAGAGTTTTAAATCATGAAGAAGCTGACGGTGAAATTTGGCTTAAAAGATTAAAAAATTTAAATAGATACAAGTATTTAAAATTAAATTAATAAAATGCTAAATGATCAATACCAATTTTCTTTCTAAATTCTTCCGTAAATATACCATCAATTCTTAAACTATAAGTTTGTTTATGTGTGCGTCCACCTGCATGCCAATCGTGATCATTAAAAAATGTAGCACAACTTTCTACGGTAACTTTCTCATCAAGTTGACGATCCCAAATATAAAAGGGTTTATCTAAGTTAGGTCTGATATGAATGAATTCGTGCCGATGGTCAAAATAATCGTTTTCGTCGGGGTATATTAAGTCACGATGCAATGGCATGTAACAATCATGTTCAGCCTTAAAGAAAATAATTCTACCCAAATGTTTGAACACACCTGAAGTAACTAAGTTTTCTAACCAACTTTTTAATTCAGGAAAGTATTGAACATCGGGAGTCCAACTCTTTTCTTCAAAACGACTATCCCAGCCACCCGCTTCAGTCTTTAGGAAAACAAACTGATATGCATCGTAAGCACCCATTGCTAACTTGAGGAATAATATAAACTTATCACGGTTTTCATATTCCCCAATTTCTCTACCAATAACCCGAATCTCATGATCCTCTGGAAGATTATGATATTCTTCTAATACTTGGAATATTGGCTTGAATGGAACTTGATAAGCGTTATCAAACCCACCCGGTTGTACCATGTTGCCTTCTTTCTTATGTTCCGCATATACGATACCTTTACAGATTTTATTGTGCAACAGCTTAAAACCTGCTACGTCGATATGATCATCTAATTTAATATAAGGATTGCCTCCAATGCCTCTTATCATTTTGTTCTCCTACAGGTATTTATTGCTAAATATTCTTGGAGAAAAATATGGACTTTAGTAATTGGAACTACTTATATAATTGGGATGGCAAACAATGGCACAGAGCCAATTTAGTTTACACGCCATACGTCAGTTCGGATAAAAAAACATTATGTATGAGTTTTAATCGTGACAGAAATTATCATACTAACGATCAAGAAAATGATGTATGGAGTCAAGAACTACTCACTGAAAGATTTTTACGTGAGATGAAATTTTATGGGATTGCGTCAAAGAACAATATACCAACACTGAAAATTATTGACACAGATGAAATTAAAAGACATATATTTTTAGAATGGTATGGTGAAGATTTCTTTATGCAAGGAAATGAGGTACTTCCTAACTGGAAGGAACAATGGTTGCAGCGTATAAACGAAATGTGGGCTGCGAATATTTACAAATTTAGCCTGCACCCAAACAGTTGGGTCGCACACGATGGAGTATTGATTCCGTTCAATTGGTTTTTTAGTTTTGACAAAAATGAAACTATAATTATCAAAGATTTTTTGATTCAAATAAGTTCAGAGCGTCAAGAAAAAATGCAAGAATTTTTAAAAAGTTTAGGATTTGATATGGACTCCTCATATGATCCTGTAATACTACAAGCATTAGCCTTTAATAGTTTTAGAGCTAATTATCCAGAAGAATTAATTAACGAGGCACTAAAAAGAAATGCCCTTCTACAACAAAATAGTTAATTTAGATATTGAAAACAGTAGCATATGCAATGCAAACTGTCCACAATGTACACGTGAATTGTATGGCAGTGATCATAGTTGGTTCAACGAAACTTATCTTACTACTGAGTTCTTTGATAGAATACCAAATGAAATTTACACAGGATTAGAAAAAATATTGTTTAGCGGAACAATGGGAGATCCATGTGCAGCACCTAATTTTATTGAAGTAATAAAGAAAGTTAGATCAAAGACAAAAGCTTTAATTAAAATTAGCACCAACGGTGGAATGAAAAATTCTTCATTTTGGACTCAACTTGCAGAAGCATTAGGTCCTAATAGTGAAGTAGTATTTGCTATTGATGGATTAGAAGATACTAATCATATCTATCGTGTAAATGTAAATTATGATAAGGTAATGAAAAATTCTGCTGCGTTTATTAATGCAGGCGGAATAGCAGTATGGAAGTTTATTGCATTTAGACACAACCAACACCAAGTAGAACAAACGAGAGAAAAATCAATAGAATTAGGTTTTATTAGATTTGAAACAATCCGTAGTCATAGATTTATCACTGATAACATATTAGGTAGACAGTTCTATGGGTCAGATGGTACATTAATTGAACCTCCCAAAGACGATACATTAAAACATGAGGTATTATTTCAACCGTTAGTTCGTGTAGATGACTGGTTGAAGCAAAGCGAAGATAAACCCATTGATTGTTTTGCACAATTTAATAAATCAATTTATATTGACAGTCAAGGTAATCTGTATCCTTGTTGTTTTTTGGGTTCATATAATTATGCTAAAAAACCATTAAATTTAATTGACGGTTGGGACGATTTGTATGAAGAATATAAAAACTCAATTAATCTATACAATGCTGATTGGTATAGCATAATTGATAGTGAGTTTTATGACAAAATACAACAAAGCTGGGATGGTCGCAAGTATAGTGAGGGGCGCATCGCAACCTGCGCTGCTAACTGTGGGGATTTTGAAGGTAGATTAAACGATCCAAAAAAAAGTATATAAGTTTTAAACAGCTTTTCCGATAATCATATAACGATCATATAATGGTAATTCCAACTTACCTGACCAATAAACATCTAGATGACTTTGCTCTATAAATTCTTCTAAACTGTCTGCTGTACGAATGTGTTCATGTATATTGTAATTGTTGCTTTGCAGTACAATCAGACTATTATATGGTAAACAAGTTAACCATTGTTCATATTGATCCTGAGTAATATGCTCACAACTAGTATTAATTGCAACATCTGCGTCACTGCGTAGATTACACATATCTGCTGTAACTGCATGAAAACGACCAGCAATGTGTTCAAGCTTATTCATCGTAGTCGCAGTAGATTCGCATTTAGGATCAATATCAATACTGCGAATTGATTTTACTGGGTAGGGTGCATGAAACAACATGCTAGCAAGCACACCGTTCCAACCACCAAATATGTCAATAGTTACAGGCTTACCAACATATACGCCTAAGTTTTTAATTAACCATTCTTTGCTGCGAAGTTGGCCCTTCCAAAAACTTTCTAATGTTCGCAATGGATCATTGCTATTACGAATAGCATCCATCCAAAACATTATATGTTCTAAGTCTATTTGCATTTTGGTATTTTACTGTCTGCGCTGCTTACACATCTCTCTGTTATACAAGTTACAGGATTACCAAACAAACCAAAACCTTTATCCAGTGTGCCTAGTTTAACATCACGACAACTGTAACCACGCTTAACTTCATTGCCACGAATTATAACACTTTGATAGCCGCTATTGCAATGCCAATTGGTAAATTGGTTGAAACCAAATGCATTAAATCTTTCGGCTTGATCAAATTTATATTCTGTATTATCAGCATCGTATAAACGTATTTGGTACAATTCTTGTTCATTAACTTTTTGAGGGAATCCGTTTTGCATTATGTCAATCATGTCAGTTGTATATCCATCTACTATGGCGTTTGCACTTTCATTGCTCTGTGGTTTTAATGTAACATTAATGCCTTTATCTGCAAATCGTTGACACCTTTCATACAACTCATAGAACTGATTAGGAACCATAACTTGATTAATAGTCACATAAACATTTTCACCCATTAAGAATAAACATTTTTCTGCAAACTCATTCTCATTTGCAAATTCACTATGATAACTTGCAGTTATGGATCTGCGTTGAAGAAGGTCGGTGTTGCTACACCATTTACTCCACCACTTCTTACTAGGACTTAAATTAGTAGTCATATGAATACTTTGATATGGGGTGATCCCATCTTCTAAATGTTTTATTAGTTCTAGTAAATTCTTGTAAGCAGTAGGCTCTCCGCCACTGAATGACCAATGAAAGTCAGTAAATTTATTTTGCCTTGCTTGTAGTTTAATTTGATCTATTGCGTGTTTGTAAATGTCCAACGATTGATAATCAGGTGTGTCAGAGTTCGCATAGGGCCAACAATAACTGCATTTGTAATTACAGAACCTTCCTAATATCCAACTTACAGAAAAAAGAGGATGTTCCAGCATTGTGTGCTGCCCAAACCTTACTATTTTCTCAAATGGTATTTGCATAAAATTGTTCTATATCTTCCTTACTTGTGACTGCTAAAAATTCTTCTGCACTGCGTTTTGGGGGAACATAGTTCTTTTTGATTTCTATACTTTCGTTACTACTTAAAACATCATGTACATATTTGCTATTAAATGTTTTTCCTAATATGTCACATTCTGATTGTAAATTACTTGATGCTATTCTGCTATAAACTTCAAATATTTCATCTAATTGGCTAAAGTCATTTAGTACTCTTATGTCATACCCTCTAAGTAATAAAAATGCTCCTAACCTTGCACCATATATTGCCCATAATCCATTCTTAACGTCACTGCCTAAATGCATCCAATTATAAAGTCTTTCACGGTTACGCCAATCCATCTTTTCAAAATCTTTTTGTCCACTATCTAGTAACT